TCTCCGTGGGTTGAAATGGGCCGGTCGGTTATACCGGCCCATCATGTTACGCGAGTGACGAAACCGCAACGCCACAGTTTTGGTTGGCGTCAAATTTGATTTCCAAGGCGACGGCCGCCATGGTCACAAAGTTGTAGTCGTCCTCAGGATTCGCACGGAATTGCGCCCGTGTGGTCATCGGCATACCGCTCAACACCTGCAAAACGCTCCGATCTTTGACAATCGCAATGACTTCGCCTGGGTTGATGCTGTCCGCGTCGATAACCTCGCGCAAGCCGCCCAATTCCAGCACGCGCTGCGCAATGGTTTTGGGATAACCCGCCGTAAACTCGGTCGATGTGGCATAGAACCAATCGTCAAAGTTCAGGTAGATCGTGGCTGGCGATTTGAAGTTATCACCGTGAAGCAGTTTCAAGGTTGCAGTGATTGTCGCCAACCACTGTGCGCCTGTTGCCCCGTTCAGCGCCTGGGCTGTGGTCCGGGTGTTGCGGCGCGGGTGATTGCGCAGCCCGTAAAGCGGATCAGCACCGACGACGATGTCAGTGTCGCCGTTGAGCATCAGGCTCTCGGCTTTTTCCGCAATCTTGCGCATCGAGTTCATCCGGCCCGCAGCGTCAAGCTGAAACCCTTCTGTCGATGCGGCAGCTACCTGACGCCATCCGTAAGAGAACGGGCTGTCGATGATCGGCAGTGGCGTGCCATGGTAGGCAAACACAGGCTGGTCAGTGCGGCCCTTTGAACGGCCATCCAGCGAGACGTTTACCGACCCGCTGTCGGACACAGTTTGGAAGTGGTGGACCAGCTTACCAATCTGCATGGGCATGGATACCGACGACGAAAGGTCATTGAACACACGAAGTGTCGTGCGCTGGACCTCTACGGCCTCACGGTCCCACAAGCCCCAAACATCTTTGGGAAGGGGCAGTGCATTGCCGATAAGCGTTTGACCATGGTTTTCTGCCATGGCGATTTGCGAAGCGTTAAACTGGCGACGATTCGCCAGAACAAACGCTTGCTGTTCATCTGTAAAACGAAGCATGTCTGTTGTCCTCCTTATGCTGGGACGTTGTAGGAATTGGCGATTGTCACATCGGCCAGAGCGTCAGCAGCAAAAGCACCAGGCGTATCGCTAAAGAACGCGATGACGATATCACCGGCGGTTGTTGCAGCGGCCAATCGACCGGACGCTGCAATCTTGAGCGGCGCATTTAACGCATATGTCGCGTTCGCCATGCGGGCTTGGACAATCATGCCCGGAACAATTTTGAAGGCAACGCCGGTGTCTTCGTCCGCATATGCAGTGGCAATCGTCTGGTCCTTGAAGTCCATATTGGACAGGATCAGCGGGAGTTTTGCCAGTGACGTTGCGATCTGGACCAGTTCGGTCGCAGTTTCTTCGACAAAGCATCCGGGCAGGTATGCGCCTGCGACGGGCTTGCTAACCGAAATGGGTTGATGCGTGATCGGCCCCCGGAAAATAGTGTTACCGGCCATCTCAATTCACCGCCTTTTTGTCTGTGCCGTCCATAACGGCGTTGAGGTCATAGCCTGCAAAGTCGTCAGCCGGACCATTGCCACCAAACGCGCCGTTGAGGGCCGTCGCTGTGCCGGGTTTGGCCTTGTCAGCCAGATTGCGTGCGGCGTTGAGCGTCAATTCCGCAGCCGACTCGGCGTCAAGAATGTTTGCCTTGACAATTTTCGCCACATAACCTGCCAATTCGGCGGCGTCTTTTGCCGTCTGGTTGGCCTGCATTTCTGCCAGATTGTCGGTCAGCGGCTTCATTGCGGCTGTGACGGCATTGGCAATTGTTTCGCCGATGCCTTTTTGCGAATCCGTGAGGGCGTCAACCTTCTCGGAAAGCGCGTCGAACTGAGCTTTATCAGTCATATCTGCTTCTCCTGTGTTTGCAGAGGGTTCCCGCCCGGCACCGCGAACGGCTTCCATGATTGCGGATTTGATGCGTTCCATTACTGGCACGCGTTCGAGCCTTTCGGCTGCCCTGAGCGCCATGTCGGCTGCCCAGTCCATTTCGCGTTCAAAATCTTCAAACACGGAATTGATAACATCAATCTTGGACTCTTCGCCCTTGGCGTTGACCATCATGCCGACGCCCTGTTCAGGTGTTGCTGCACCCTCCTCGCCCAGCAAGATTGCGTCATGGTCAAAAGCCATGTTACGGGCGATAAACTCATATGCGTCGTCTGTTGACGCCTCAAGATCGCAAAACAACCCTGTGCTGGTATGAATTGGCGTGCCTTTTTCAATAGCTTCCAAAACCGACCGGCCCCCAACGCTTTCGTTTGCGCGGGCCACATCAATAACTTTGTCAAGCAGCACGCGACCGTTTTCACGTCGCACGTTTTCGTTATGCGCGCCAATCCAGCCGATGTTGATGCCCTCGGGGTCCGATGCGCTCACAAACATGCCATTGACTGTCGGATGCCCTAACGGCGCGTAAGTGTTGTTCAGCGACATAAACCCTTTTTCGATTTCCTCAGCGGGGTAGCTGATACCGTTCATCACAATGCCGTCAGGCAGCGTTGCAGACGGCACGACGATTTTGTCACGTCCGTTGCGCCGCTCTTTGCGGATACTGGCCATGTTGGCGATTGTTCGAATGTTGACGCGAACATGCTTGCCCATTAATAGTCTCCTATCTCGTCAAACGGACCATGGCCCGTTGTTTCACGAATTTCATCAACTGTATATACTTCTTCCATAGACTTTTGATTAATGCCTGCCATTTTGTCGGCACGTTCTATTTTTAAGCCCATGCTAGCCTCGGTCAGGTCCGACCAGTAAATGTGCCAATCCTGTTCAGGCAAGACACGAACGGTCTCAAGTTTTTTGACCAACGCCATGATTGTGGGGCGTGCTGTATTGGTCCGACGTGCCATGTTGGTCCGAGACCATTCGTCGGCGTCCTCAGTGCTGGCACGCTCACCCGACTGTGACCCGACCAGAATCTTGAGCGGAATACCAATTGACGCGGCAAACATCTGCGTTGGGATATTAAAGAACTCTGCAGGTTGGGGTAGGGTGACACCCAACGTCTTGGCCTTCATGCCCTGCAACATCAACATTGCGTCAAAGCCTTTGTTGAAGTCCTCAACCTGTTCGTTCATTTTGTCGGCTATTTCATCAACGCCGACGCCCATGCCTTTTGCCATGTCTGCAACTGATATACTTGCGTCGGTTTCCATAATGGGCGCGCTTTTAGCGTTTTTCCAAAAGCCCTCACCGCCCGCTCCGCTGATCTTTTCCATATCAATCAGGTTGTTAAACCCAGGCTCAAGCATGGAACGATTATGGACTGTTCCGTCTTTTGACCAGATCAACACGCGATCAGGATGCACTTCAAAGCTGCGGTTTTTGGCTTGGCGGTCATCGTTGTCACCTACGGCAGATTCGTTAAACCCAAACATCGTTGGCTCGCCGTAGGTCGGTGACCTTTCGTCCGTGTCCCATGATGACACTGTGAGCTGACCGGCCCAAGCAGGGATAATATCGACCAGCCCATCAAGCCCGCCGGGCACAGTATCAACCGGCTCAAGAAACCGCTTATCGTCGGCATAGCGCAGGATCAGACCGGAATAACCGCCGACCATCGAGCGGCGGTCTGCCTCGGCCAACTTCTGCCACAGACGCAAATCGTCAAACTTCTGCCGGATTTCACTTTCGGCGTATGTTTCTTTGGCGTCCTTGTTTTCCCAAAGCTCAGGGTTATCTTGCCACGTTTTGAGAATTGTCTTTTCAACGCCAGCGAACGCTATGCCGTTACGCGAATATCGCTGATAAGCTGCGTCAAAATCAACATGATCGGGATAGCCAAAATCTTTATTGTGGTCGTGTTTGGCGTTCTGAAAATACCCTGGAAACATTGCTTCAATTCGGCGGGCTGCGTTCAAGATGTTCATCGGTTTTTCTTTCGCAGGAATATACCGGCTGATGGCTGTTTCATGGCGGAAATCAAAGGCTCAACCGCGTATCGAACAGCGTCCCATCCGTGGTTATGCGCGTCAATGATTTTTGTGCCCACATCGCCTGCATCATTTACCTTATAGCTGTAAAGCCGCGCTTCCTGTTGCATATTAACACAGTCTGGATGAATTACAATACGCGCAAAGCTGCGAAGGTATGCAATGCCGTCCTCGATGCTGCCCGGCCACTTGCGCACCGACGCAGCTAGGGGCAACCCGTGTCGTTTTAGGTGGCTAATCGCGGCGGGGCTGGCGCTGTCCCATCGGCTCAGTTGACGCTCAAAGCCTGGAATGGCCGATTCAACGGCGGATGGCGTGTCGTCGTATTCTAGTCCCTTGCCGAACTTTTCGCGCCTGATCCAGATATCCGCACCAAACACCCACACCTCAACCGCAGCCGTAGGGTCTTGTGAATAGCCGAAGTCGCCCCCGTAGTATGGTCCGTCCCAATCGTCGCGCGGTTCGAAATCCTCCACATGCACCTTGCCGTGAAACACTTGGGAGTTGCTGTTTTGCAGATAGGCCCCATCCCAGACATGCGCGTATGTGCCGGGGTCCAGCCGCTCTTGCTCTCGCCTGCGCAGTTTTTCCAGCCCCTCGGGGAAGAACGGATTGTCGGCCCAGTTGATTTCGACCACGATTGCGGAGCCGGGAGGGTTTTGCCGGAACCGCTTGTCAACAGGGCTGGATTCGTCGCGAGGGTTCCACAACGCCCATATCTCAGACTTAGGCTGTCGGAACACCGTGGCTTCTAACGCCAGCCAACCGCTTTCTGGAATATCCTCGGCCTCCTCGATTATCGTCAGATCGATCTTGGCAAGTGACTTTATGGATTGCTCGTTGCGGCGCAGTCCCTTGAATATGAACTCAGTCCCGTTTGCGCCTTTGATGTAATCGACACCAACGTCGTAATGGGCGGAAAGGAACGGGGTGGAGT